CTACGGCACCCCGGGTGCGTAGTAGATAACCAATAATCTGGGGGGTCGGGCGACCGGCCCCCTGCCTGAAAGGTGGATTACATGACTACTCGATTCACGAACGGGGTAACGACCGCTGCCAAGGGAAGCACCCTGGGCGAGTTTGGTTTGCCCGACCCGACCGCATATCATGTGTGGTTTGACGACTTTGACAACTTTGAGGCCGACCAGTGGACCATCTCGACCACTGAGGGCGGTGCCGGCGATGCTACTGAAGCGGTTGCCAGCGCTGATAACGGTATTTTGGTAATCACCAACGACGCTGCCGACAACGACCTGGATTTCTTGCAGTGGAGTGGCGACGATGCCGCTGCCACGGTAGAGACGTACAAGTTTATTGCCGGTAAAAAGTTGTGGTTCAAGTCTCGTTTCAAGGTAAGCGCCGCGACGCAATCAGACGTGGTGATTGGTCTTATTATCACCGACACGCCCTTGCTTGACGTGACTGACGGCGTGTTCTTTCAAAAAGACGATGGCGACGCCAACCTGGATTTTCACGTTGAGAAGGACAACACCGCAACGTCTGCGACCGCTGTTTCGACGCTTTCTGACGACACCTATGTGACCGTTGGTTTTTATTACAACGGCGTTGATGCGGTTCAGTATTTCGTTGACGACGTTCACATGGGTACATCGGTGGTAACCAACCTGCCGGACGACGAAGAGCTTGCCATTACTTTCGGTATTCAGAACGGCGAGGCTGTAGCAAAGATTCTTTCGGTTGACTATATTTTCGTAGCCAAAGAGAGGTAGGCAATGAGGCCGAAACGATTTGACTTTGACCCGGCTAACGTCGATGCAAATGGCATTTTCGAGGCCGATAGCGTTACGGCCGGTGCCATCACGTTTGACGGTGCCCTGACAAGTGGCGGCACATTCACGTCGGCAGACGGCCTGGGCAGGCAAATCGGGATCGCAAGTGCTGGTGACGACGGTTGAAAGTGTAACCGGTGCCAACGCTAACACGGCGGAAACTGACGGCTATTTTCTGACGGTTTCCTCGATCACAATTAGTGCTAACTCTGCCGGTAACGTGACGATTGGTACGGTTGATGAGTGGTCGAGCCAGACAATTCCGTTAAATTCCCGGGCAACCGATGGCGCGTCCGTCCTGGCTGACATCACCGGCACAATCAATTATGACGTGCAGGAGTGCTTCGACGACTTCCAGGGTGCGGGCGACTCTCAAGATGCCCAGTGGAGCGTGATCACGGCATTTGACGGCAAGACGGCTGATGTGAAGGGTGCTGCCACCCGTGGTGCCACTGGTTTGCGGGTGATTGCAAACAGCTACACGAACGGGGCTGAAGTACAGCTTTACGTTTCCCAGCCGTAGCGATGCGCGAGCGCCAGCACCAGTACCGGCCAGGCGACTGGTTGATGGTGTGCGACGAGTGTGGTCGCACGTTCTATGCGTCGCAGATGCGGGAGCGGTGGGATCACGCCTGGGTTTGCAAAGAAGATTGGGAACCCAGGCACCCCCAGCTCGACGTGCGTGGCCGGCGTGACCGCATCAGGCCGCCGGTTGTCAGACCGCCGATTGATTGTTTGGGCGATCTCGAGATGCTTGACACGTTACAGATGCTTGACACGCTGCACATGGGAGCACGGTGCATCGTGGCAAATCCGATAACACCTGACGACTTGTAGGTGTACTATGGCATTAAGCGGTAGTTACGACAAGTCCACCACGGCAAAAGAGATTGTCCGGGAGGCGTTTGCTTTGATTAACGCCCAGGACGACGGTGAGCCGTTGTCTGCGGATCGGTGGGCTTATGGTTTGAGCCAGCTAAACAAGTTGATGAGTGCTTTGTCGATTCATCGCGGTTTGTGGCTCTTGGACGAGGTGCAGGTAACGCTCACGCCGGGTACGACATCATATACGGTCGGCGTTGGTGAGACGGTAGACACCCCGGTTCCGATGCTTATCTCGCAGGCCAGGCGGTACAACGATATTGATATAGAGGTCGATATAGTGTCCCGTTCTGATTATATGGCAATTCCGAATAAAACGCTTCAAGCGCCGCCGAACCTGATCTATTACCACAAACAGCGAGACTACGGGACACTATATGTTTGGCCGACGGGTGATACGAGCAACACGACGCTCTACATAACCACCCAGCGACCGGTCCAGGATTTTGACCACGAAGGGAATAACCCTGACTTTCCGAAGGAGTGGGTACTCCCCGTGGAGTATATGTTGGCGGAGATGATCGCACCAAAATATCGTGGCGGCGTTCCGCAGGACATCAGGATGACTGCGTTGCAGTTACGCACGTCGTTATTCCGTTACGACGAAGAGAAGGTTGAGGTCGCGTTCCAGCCATGCAGATACCGTTAGCGTTCGGCCATTACGAGGGGAGATCCGGCGCGGCAAACGCGACGGAGATGGTCAACATGATGCTCGAGGTTGACGCCCAGGGCGGTGCTCAACCTTCAACTGTTATAGGCACGCCGGGGTTGGAGGAGTTTGCTGATTCCGGTCAGGCTCGCGAAGTACGCGGCGGTTACTGTTATCCTGGTGTGCTGCTTGTTGTGACCAAGGACGATTTTTACAAAATAGACACGGCCACGGGCGACCGGAACAGGGTCGGGTCAATTGGCACCACGTCGGGGAATATATATTGGGCCGAGAACCCCGACGAGGTTATGCTCATTGACGGCGAAAGCGGGTATGTATGGGACAAGGAAGACGAGGCGCTGACCGAAATAACAGACGAAGATTTTCCGACCCCGAAGCATTGCGCTTGGAAGGACGGGTTTGGTGTTGTAATCGAAAGTTCAACGGGCAAGATGTATGTTTCGGCGATTAATGATTTTACCAGTTGGGACGCGCTTGACTTTACCACTGCCGAGTTTGAGCCGGACAACCTTGTCGGGTGTTATGCCGCCCACGATTCGTTAATTGCCCTGGGCGAAAAGACGACACAATTTTACTATAACTCGGGAAATAGTTCATATCCATTCGATAATAGACAGGGGGCTAATCTTCAGGTCGGTTGCGGGGCGACCGGGTCTATTGCCGGCGGGGAGAACGTGGTGCTCTGGTTGGACAACCTGGGCCGTGTTCGGATGTTGACGGGATATGCACCGGAGCGCATATCAACGCCGCAGATAGAATATCAAATTTCTCAGGTTACGGTAGAAAATGCCCGTGGGTCTTATTACACCCAGGAGGGGCATTCGTTTTACGTTCTTACGTTTCCGACAGAGGCGTTGACAATTGTTTATGACCTGACGACGGGGCAGTGGCACAGGAGGAAATCATATCCTTATACTGACGGGGCTGACGAGCGGTATCGCGCCAATTGGATAGTTCAAGACGATTATGATGTGTTTTCCGGCGACTATCAGAACGGTAAAATTTATAAGCTAAACCCTGGACACTTTTACGACAACGGCAACCTTATCAAGTGGTATGTGTCTACCCAGGACGTTAAGGCCGACCAGAACATGGTTAGTCATCAGATGTTAGAGGTTCGTATACAACCCGGGGTTGGTTTGCGGACGGGGCAGGGGGATGAGCCCCAAATGTGGATGCAATATTCCGACGACGGAGGGTACACATGGTCGCATGAGAAATGGGCCTCCATGGGTGCCTTGGGTGAATATTCAAAGAGGTTGCGCTGGTATAACCTGGGCTTGTCGAGAAACAGAATGTATCGTTTCGGCGGCACCGACCCGGTTAAACGACACATCATCTCCGCACACGTAGAGGCAGAAGCGCTTGGCTACTAATTTAAGCCCACTCCCACCCCCTCTGGCGCACCCATTGGTTGACGACAAGGGGATGGTGACCACCCCATGGGCAAACTTTTTTAACGCATGTTTTCGGTATATGGAGGCGATAAACGCCTCGGTAGATGACGGTACATATACTCTGGGCGACCAGACGACTGACGGCACGATAACTATTACGACCGGCATTATAACAGCAATACAAGAGGCGGTGGCGTGATTGTTTTTCAAAAAGAGCAGTTAAGCGACGCCCTAATAGATGAGCTTATGCCATTAGGCGCGGCCCACAAGCAAGAGGTGTCAAGTTGGCCGGAAGAGGAGCTCTCACCTGATTGGCCGACATACTTTGGTATGCAGGACATCGGTTGCTTGTTGATTGTCACCGCACGGGACGATGGGAACCTGGTAGGTTATTCGTTTTGTATCATACAGAATCATTTGCATTATTCAAAAACAAAGTTTGCCCATCAAGATCTTATTTACATTGACCCGAGTTATCGCGGCTCGGGGAAAAAGCTGATCCAGTTCTCGGAAGATATTTTAAGGGACATGGGGGTCAAGCACATAAATCAGCACGTAAAAGAAAAACCAGACTTTTCGCCAATGCTGAAAAGGATGGGGTATCGATTTTGTGAAACAATTTATACCAAGAGGTTATAAATGGCTGGCGCAGGGTTAATAGCTGGTGGCAGCATCATTGGCGGCTTAATCGGAAGTAGTTCCGCAAAAAGTGCTGCAAATTCGCAAGCGCAGGCTTCTCAGGCGGCGACCCAGGCGGCATTGCAGGGCAACCGTGAGGCAATCGCCGCCCAGGAAGCAATGGCGGGAGAGGCGGCACACGCCCAGATCATGGCCTCGGAGATTGCCGCCGGCGCAACGGTCGAGGCCGCCCGTA